AAACAGGAAATATGCGTTTCAAAGCATCTGAAAGATATTCTTTTGGATTCTCAGACTGGAGATGTATCTTCGGTTCACCGGGAGCATAAAGTACGCACTAAGGGGGGAATAGTTCCCCCCTTTTTTTAACATTTTGAATGGTGGTTTAACCACTGGTCTTTAAGGAGGACTGTTCAAATGCCAACACATTTTTCATCAGGGGTAAGTAACAGAACTAACGGACATCCATTGTTCGAGTTCCCATACTTAGACCCTTTCAAATACTATATTTATTCAAACGACTTTTTTACTTATCATGCAGATGAGTTTACAATTACAACAACAGAAGATGGTTCTGGTTCAGCATCAGAAGCATTAACTTCTCTAGCAGGCGGAGCTTTATTAATAACAAACGCAGCAGGAGATAATGACCATGACTTTTTTAATTTAAAAGGTGAGTCTTTTAAGTACAGTTCAACTAAAAATATGTTCTTCAAAGCTCGTTTTAAAGTCAACGATGCAACACAATCAGACATTGTAATGGGTTTACAGATTACTGATACATCTCCATTAGCAACAACTGATGGTATCTTTTTCCAAAAAGATGATGGTGATGCTAATCTAGATTTTCATATCGAAAAAGATTCAACACAAACTGATAATACAGCAATATCTACTTTGTCTGACGACACTTTTGTAGACGTTGCTTTCCATTATGACCCTAAAGGTAATCTTGGAAGTGGTAGTTTTAAAATTTATGTAGACGATGCACTCGTTGCTACACAAACTACTTTAACAAATGTACCAGATGATGAGGAACTAACTATTTCTTTTGGTCTTCAAAATGGTGCAGCGGCAGCAAAAAACATGACACTTGATTACATCATGGCTGCTGTAGAGAGATAGAGGTAACAAATGGCTGATGCAGTAACTTCACAAATTATTGGTGATAATGTTGGTGCAAAAAGCATACTTGTAAAACTTACAAATATATCAGATGGTTCTGGTGAAAGTGCTGTAGCTAAAGTGGATGTTTCTGCTTTAGCTAAAAGCACAGATGGTGAATCGTGCTCTAGAGTTGCTGTACAAGAAATATATTATGATATTTTTGGTATGAGAGTGGACTTATTATGGAACGCTTCATCTAATGTTATTTGTAAAGTTTTAGGTGCAAATGGTGCTTTATCATCACAAGGTTACATGGATTTTAGAGACTTTGGTGGTTTAACAAACAATGCAGGTAGTGGTGTTAATGGTGATTTACTATTAACTACTACTGGTCATACAAGTGGAGATCACTATACTATTATCTTAAAACTTTCAAAAACATATTAATATGGCTACCTCTGGAACAAGAACTTTCACCCTCGCTGTAGATGAGATTATAGAAGATGCTTATGCTCGTATTGGTGGAGAACCACAAACAGGTAAAGAAGCATCTGTTGGTAGAAGATCATTAAATCTATTGTTACAAGAGTGGAGTAACAGAAACATACAACTGTGGACAGTTACAGAGTCAACTCAAACTCTGACAGCTAACACAGCTAGTTACACACTAAATAGTCATACAGTAGATATAACAGAGGCAGTTATACAAAAAACAAATTCTGATTCATCTGTTACAGATTTTGAATTAGAAAGAATAAGCAGAGATGACTACCTTCGTATCCCTAATAAAAGTGATACGGGTAGACCATCTCAATATTTTTTAGATAAACAAATAACTCCAAAAGTATTTCTGTATCCTACACCAGATAGTGCAGATACTTTTAAATTTAATGAAAGAAGAAGAATAGAGGATATTACTTTATCTACAGAAACTGTTGATATTCCAGATAGATTTTTGCCTTGTGCAATAAGTGGATTGTCTTACTATTTGGCTTTACGAAGACCACAAATAGATGTAAACAGAAGACAAGAACTTAAAGTTCTTTATGAAGAAGAATTGAAAAGAGCTATGGAAGACAATAGAGAAAAAGTAGATTTAATAATACAACCTGAAATAACAAGACCATGAGTGACCCAAGGGTAGGCACAGGTAAAAAACCAAAAGGTTCTGGTAGAAGATTATACACGGATGAAAATCCAAGAGACACAGTAGGTATAAAATTTAGCACACCTGCTGATGCTAGAAGAACAGTTGCTAAAGTAAAAAAAGTTAATAAACCTTTTGCAAGAAAAATACAGATACTAACTGTTGGAGAACAAAGAGCAAAAGTGATGGGTAAAAATCAAGTAGTTAGTATTTTTAAAAAAGGGAAAGATGCCATAAGAAAGGCACATAAAAAAAAGAAATAGGAGTTTGAATGGCTTACGCAACTGGTAAAAATGCAAAAGCAATATCTGACAGAAGTGGTATGGAATATCCATACAGTGAAATGAAAAAAGAATGGAATGGTTCTTTTGTTCATGAGTCTGAGTATGAAGATAAACATCCACAGCTTACGCCAAGAAAACATAGACCAGACCCTCAAGCATTGAAAGATGCTCGAATACCAAAAAAATTAAACCCGTCAGATCAGCTAGAAAATGGAACAGTAAGTTCTTTACTAGCTAGTTTAGGTGTAACAGCAGCAGATAGAAGAATCGTATCTACATTTACTTCTGCAAATGCTACGCCACTCGCTACTGCCTTGACATTAAGTGCAAGTTTGGGTAGTGAATCTGTTAGTGTCTAAGATAGAATTATTTGTAGGAACACCTTGTTATGGTGGTATGCTTACAGAAGATTACTTACATGGAGTCTTAGAATTACAAAACTTTTGTTTAGAAAATAAAATAGGTTTGAATATACAAACTCTAGGACAAGAGTCATTAATAACCAGAGCAAGAAACACTTTGGTTGCTAATTTTTTAGACAATGAAAAGTTTACGCATTTATTATTTATTGATGCAGACATAGGATTTAGTCCAGATAATTTAAAAAGATACTTTGAGTTTGACAAAGATATTATTTGTGCTCCTTATCCTATGAAATTGATAAGTTGGAAAGTAATAGAAGAACTTGTTAAAGAAGGTAAAGATTACCAAAATCTTTGTCACCCATATGTTTTAAATTTTGCAAACAAAGGTGATATAAAAGTTGATAAAGGTTTTGCAGAAGTTTTAGATGCAGCAACAGGTTTCATGTTAATTAAAAGAGAGTGTTTAATTAAAATGAAAGAAGCATATCAAGATTTAAAATATGTTTCAGATCAAATATTAAATGGTAAAGAATTTAATTCAGAAAACACTTATTTGTTTTTTGATACGATGAAGGACGAAGATGGCAGATATTTATCAGAAGACTACGCTTTCTCAAGAAGATGGCAAAAGCTCGGAGGAAAAATCTATGCAGATATTGGATCAAACCTTTCACATATTGGACAGTATAGATTCACTGGTAAGTTATGGAAACACTTCAACATCGAACCAAAAAAATAAAAGTGTAGTAGTACCTGTAACAGGTTTAAGTTTTAAAATTACAAAAGGATAATATGGCAGACGCAATAGTAAAGCCTATTAAAATGGCTATCGTTAAAAATCCTAAAAAGGGATACATAAGAACACCATCTCCAGAAGAGATAAAGAAATACGAAGAACGTGAAGAACGATTAAAAAAAGAAGGTAAAAAATAATGGCTGATGACGCAACAATAACTTTAAAAGCAACTTTACTTCCAGATGAAATAGCTAAAGTTATTAATGGCTCAATGATTGTAACACCAGATGATGCAAACGATAAATGGTATTATAAACTTACAAGTGTAACAACAACAAGTGCAGATTTAATTGCAGGTAATTTTATTGATTACACAGCAGTAGATCAAGATACTGCACCAACAGCAGTTGCAACAGCAGACAAAGTAAAATTTTTATTTGTAAAAAATACAAGCACCGCTGATGGTATAGTTATTTCAATAGATGCAGGAACAGCAGCTTTTAATTTAGCTGATGGTATTTTTGTAGGACCAGGACAATCTTGGTTTTGTAGATTACCAAATGCAACTGTAGCAGATATTCATGCAATAAGTGCCGACATAGGTGATGCTGGCGATGCAAGTGCAGAAGTAATCGTTGCAGCACTAATAGATGATGTGGGGTAATTATGGCAACAATGACTTTTTCTACTCTAACACAAGATATAAAAGATTGGATGGAGAACGACAATACAGAATTTGCAAACGAAACTGCAAACTTTATATCATTAGCAGAACAAAGAATATCTAGAGACGTAGACCCTTATGCTTTTCATGAAGCAGTAAATTCTACATTTAATGTTGGTGACAGATTTGTAAGTAAACCAGCAGATGCAAAAATTATATTTCACTTTCTTCTAATAAACTCAGATTCACAAAGAGTTTTTTTAGAAAAAAGAACAGATGAGTTTATCTACGATTACTGGAAAAACTCTGCAACAACTGGAACACCAAAGTATTGGTCAAACTATAGTGACACTGCAATTTTAGTTGCACCAACTCCTAGTGCTGCACTTAGAATAGAAATGACATATTCAAGAAGACTTGCAGAACTTTCAAGCACTAATACAACTAATTGGTTAACAGAAAACGCACAAGATTTACTCTTGTATGGTTGTCTCATGGAAGCATCTACCTTTACAAAAAGTAGAGAAGACTATGTTATATATACAGATAGATATAAACAAGCAGTTGAGTCTATAAACAATCAAGCAAGAAGAAGAAGAAGAGACGACTTCACAGCTCCCGCAAATGTTATGGGAGAAAATTATTTAAAAGAAATGGGAACATAGGAGATCATAATGGCAATAACACAAACCTTAACTAACGTATTTAAACAAGATTGTCTTGATGGAGCACAAAACTTAGGAACAAGTGGTGACACTATTAAAATAGCTTTGTACACTTCAGACGCAACTTTAAACGCATCGACAACTGCTTACACAACTTCTAATGAAGTATCTGGAACTGGTTACACTGCTGGTGGCACAACACTTTCAAGTCAATCAGTTACACTTGATACGTCAAATGGAGTTGCTTTTTTTGATGCAGCAGACCCAAGTTTTACTTCTGCTACTATTACTGCAAGAGGTGCCTTAATTTATAATAATAGCAAATCAAATGCAGCGATAGCAGTTTTAGATTTTGGTTCTGATTTTTCATCATCTAATGGAACTTTTCAAGTACAATTTCCAACAGCAGCACATAACACAGCTTTAATTAGGATTAGTTAATGGCTTCGGGCACTGGTGGATGGAACGCAGGTGCGTATGGTGATGATGGATGGAACGATGGTATCGTTTTATCTGAAACAGGGATTGCAGCTACACTTGCATTAGGTAATGAGACAGCATCTGGAGGTGCATTAATAAATCAAGTTGGATACGATTTTTTAAGATTAAGTGTTGCAGACTTATCTGCAAACATAACAGGAACTGCAACTGTAAATACTGTATCTGGTATTACAGGCACAGGTTCTACAGGAACAGTAAAATTATGGTCTCTAATAGATACAACAGCTGGAGGAGACGAAACATGGACAACAGGAGTGGCAAATTAAATGGCTAATGCGTACACACAATTAGGATTTGTAAAACAAGCTGATGGTGAGAATATTGGAAGTTGGGGTGATGTACTAAACCAACAACTAATAGATTTACTAGATGATGCAATAGGTGGATATGTAGAGGTAAGTGTTGCGTCTGGTAATGTAACTTTAGCTTTTGCTGATGGTACAGCAGATAATAATGGAAGACACGCAGTAATAAAATTTACTGGTTCTCCAGGTGCATCACGAACTGTGACTTTTCCAAATAAACAAAAAACATATTATATTAATAATGGTTCTGATGATTCTGTAGTTTGTACTGCGGGAACTGGAGCACAAACAGTAACAGTTGGAACTGGACTTAAAGATATTATTTATGTTGATGGTAGTGATGAAATACACAGTATCTTACAAGATGGTGCTGTTAGTGAAAAAATAATATCATCTCAAACTGCAATATCTTCTGGAATAGATAGTTCTAACGATCAATTATTATTAAGAGATGCGAGTGCATCCGCACTTAAAAAAGTTTCTATTTCAAGTATTTTTAGTAGTGTTGGAGGATTAACAGATTTATCTGGTGACTCAAGTCCACAATTAGGTGGTAATTTAGATGTAAATGGAAATGATATTGTTACTACATCAAACGCAGATATAGAATTAGCACCAAACGGCACTGGTAAAGTTGTTATAAAAGGCAATACAAATCAAGGTAAAATTGTTCTTAATTGTGAAGCTAATTCGCACGGACAGACAATAATTGCTGCTCCCCATTCAGAGAGTGCTAACAATGTTTTAACTTTACCTAGCACTGGTGGTGATGCAAGATTAGTATCAGCAACTTCAACAGCAACATTAACAAACAAAACTTTAACATCACCAAAACTTAACGAAGATGTAGCAATCACTGCAACAGCTACAGAAGTAAATTTATTAGATGGAGTTACTGCAACAACTTCTGAATTAAATATTTTAGATGGTGTTACTTCTACTGCATCAGAACTTAATATTCTTGATGGTGTAACAGCAACAGCATCAGAGTTAAACATACTTGATGGTGTAACTGCTACTGCTACAGAATTAAATATTATGGATGGTAACACATCTGCAACCTCTACAACTTTAGCAGATGCAGATAGATTAGTTACAAACGATGCAGGAACGATGAAGCAAGTGGCTTTAACAGATTTAAAAACATATTTATCTAGTGCAGGGTTCTCAACTGAAGACCCAACTGCTCTAGCAATAGCTTTAGGATAATAGGAGGATAAATGGCTAACACTTTTAAAGTAGTAACAAAA